CAGATCCCCATCGGTAGTTGCTATCGGTGGGGATTTTGCTATTCTGTGAGTATGACTAAAAGAGAGAAACCATTATCAGGCGCGATTAGTGTCTGGTCTAATTCCTACGATTCCCCGACTGGCTACGGACAGCAAGTAAAACTTCTAGTAGATCGCTTAGTGCGCGATGGTGCTGATGTTGCGATGCTATCTAACTACGGACTAGAGGGAATCATCAATACGATCAAGACGCCATACGGAAAGGTAAAACATTTCCCGCGTGGGTTAGATCTATACAGTAATGATGTTGCGCCGAACGATCATCAAATGTTTATTTCTAAGTTCCCCGATCTAAATGATGTATTCATTAGTCTTTACGATGTTTGGGTTATGAAGTCAAAGCAGTATGACAAGCTGAGAAAGATTGGCGCTTGGGTTCCTTTAGATCATGTGACAATGCCAGCGGAAGTCGAAGCATTCCTAAGAAAGCCAAATGTCACTCCTATCGCGATGGCACCAAACGGAGTCCGTCAAATGGAGAAGATGGGTATCGAATGCGAATACGCACCTCACGCTATTGACACAAAAGTTATGAAACCGACTTACAAACTATCCAACGGCAAAAGCGCTCGCGAACTAATAGCTACCAAAGATAAGTTCGTTGTGGGAATGGTGGCAGCGAACAAAGCCAGCGGTATGGTTCACCGCAAAGCTTTCAGCGAAAACATTATGGCTTTCTCAATCTTTCACAAAAAGTATCCAGATGCGGTTATTTACTTACACACAGACCCAATTGGTAGATCGGGTGGCTGGAACTTGCCAAGCTTGCTCACCAGTTTAGGCATACCCGAGGACGCGGTTTGCTTTCCCGACCCTAATGATTACCGATTCGGTTTGTCGCACGCAGATCTAGCAGCTTTCTACACAGCTTTTGATGTTATGTTGGCAACTTCTTACGGCGAAGGATTCGGAGTCCCAACGATGGAAGCACAAGCCTGTGGCACAAGAGTCATCGGATCTAACTGGGCTGCTACTCCCGATCTAGTTTCAGCAGACAGTTGGCTAGTTGATGGCACACCAGCTTGGGATAGCGGACAGAACGCTTGGTGGCAAACCCCGAACATTCCGTCAATAGTAAAGGCATTAGAAGAAGCCTACGCAGAGAGTCGTGAAAAGTCGCAAGTCGCTATTGACTTTGCTAAACAGTTCGATGTAGAAAATGTCTGGAAGAAATACTGGCTACCAACGCTCGGCAAACTTCTATCATGATTCCAGTATTGGGTTTCGCCACGCTTAGTCGCTTCGATCTAGCGTCTAGGCTTCTTGACTCAATAGATTACCCAGTCGAACATTTAGTAATTGTCAATAATTCAGGCACGCAGTCTTGGGAACCTAAGAAGCCAGATCTAGTAAAAAACATTTGGCACATAGAAGTACCTTACGGCTTAGGGCTAGTTGGCGCTTGGAACTTGATTGTCAAAGGCACACCACACGCTCCGTATTGGCTGCTAGTGAACGATGACGCTTGGTTCGAGTCCGGCGCTCTAGAGAAGATTGCCGAAAGCGCAGATCCCAATACCCTTAGTTTCTTAGACATTACTCCGACTTGGTCGGCAATCCTGCTCGGCGAGAAGGTGGTCGCAGATGTAGGGCTTTACGATGAAAGGCTTTACCCGCTTTATTTTGATGACAATGATTATCAGAGGCGTATCGAAAATGCTGGATTCGTAATCAAACACATACCCGCGACTATCCATCACGACAACAGTTCAACCCTACAATCGGGCTACCAAGAAAGAAATACTAAAACCTTTCAGGCAAATAACCGACTATTCCAAACCAAGATCGTAGACAACGACTACTCTGAAGGTAATTGGTCACTAAAGATTAGGCGGGAAAACAGTTGGGATTAGTTTATACAGGCGGAACTTTCGATCTATTCCACGCTGGTCATGTTAGGTTTCTAAGTCGCTGCGCGGAGTTTGGTAGTGTTGTTGTGGCACTAAACACAGACGAGTTTATTGAACAATACAAAGGCAAGCCACCAGTTCTATCTTTCGCAGATCGCCGAGAAGTCCTGTTGTCTTGTCGGTTCGTTGAAAGAGTAGTACCTAATCTGGGTGGCACAGATAGCAAGCCAACGATTCTGGCGGTAGATCCCGACTTGATTGTTATCGGTTCAGACTGGGCGCGTAGGGATTACTACAAACAAATGGGCTTTACTCAAGATTGGTTAGACCAGCGCGGTATCGGACTAGCCTACATTCCCTATACGCAAGGGATTAGTAGCACAATCATCAAAGAGCGTATGACCTTCAGGAGATAGAATAGAACAATGGCAATTACTAACGGATACGCAACCCTCGCAGAACTTAAAGCAGTAATGAGAATCCCAAGCGCAGACACTGTTGATGACTCACTACTTGAAACCTCAATCGAAGCAGCCTCTAGGCAACTAGACGGATACTGTGAGCGCGTGTTTTACAGCACCGCTGGAACCAGAGTCTTCGTGCCGAACGACAGTTATGTTTGCGAAACTGACGATCTAGTTTCTATTACGACAATCAAAACTTCTTCTGACGGAGAAGGTTTCGACACAACTTGGGCAACCAAAGATTACCAACTAGAACCTCTGAACGGTAGAGCTGGCGGTATCGTCACCCCAGCCACACAGATTCGCGCGATAGATGACTTCCTTTGGCCAGTCTTCGGTGGCGAAGCAACTGTTGAAATCGTTGGAACTTTTGGCTGGTCAGCAATTCCTATCGCAATCAAACAGGCAACGCTAATGCTTGCCCAGCGCCAGTTCAAGCGCTACGACTCGCCTCTCGGTGTCGCTGGTGTAGGAGATCTAGGAGTAATGAGAATTAGCCGAATTGACCCAGATGTTCAGGCACTTGTGTCGCCATTCCGTAGAGTTAGGTTCGCGTAATGGCTTCAATCGCCGAGATTCGCGATGGCATAGCAACTAACCTAAGTACTATTTCGGGTCTAAGAACAACCGAAACTGTTCCCGATAACCCACAGCCACCAGTCGCTATTATTCAGCCAGCTTCAATAGATTATGACCGCGCAATGCAACGCGGACTAGACCAATACAACTTCGTTGTGACAGTTATTGTTGGGCGAGCTTCAGAAAGACAAGCGCAGAGATTACTAGATCTCTATTGCGCGGGTACTGGAACCTCATCTGTCAAACTTGCGATAGAATCGAACCGAACGCTCTCTGGGGTTATCCAAGATCTTAGGGTCGTTTCAATGAGAAACTATGGTTCAATTCTGGTAGCAGAGCAAACTTATCTAGCTGCCGAGTTCGACCTAGTCGTGTACACACAATAAACACTAGCTAGTAAGGAAAACAAATGGCAAAATATGTAGTGACGGCAACAAATGTCACACTCAACGGAACCAACATCTCAGACAGCGTAGCTCAGGCATCTTTGGAAATTACTGCTGCTGATGTAGATGTGACCGACTTCGGATCAGGTGGCTTCACAGAAGTAGTTGGCGGACTTAAGTCTGGCACAGTTTCTTTGGACTTCCACCAAGATTACGCAGCTGGCGCAATCGCAAGTCTATTGAACCCGCTACTTGGGTCAATCGCAACTGTGACTCTAAAACCAAACGGAACTGCTACTTCAGCAACCAACCCAGCGTGGACCGCTACTGTTCTTGTGAACAGCATCACCCCAATCTCTGGCGCAGTTGGAGATCTAGCGACATTCTCCGTATCATACCCAACCTCTGGTTCTGTAACCAGCGCAACCGTATAAGGAAAACAAAATGAAACTGACCCTACGCATTGAGTTTCAAGACGGAACACACAAAAACATAACTGTTTCTGCTGCTGACATGGTGGCTTTTGAGGATAAGTTCAATGTTTCAATCGCAAAACTAGATGACCCACGAATGGGCTGGCTTCTATTCCTAGCTTGGCACTCTGAGAAGAGAACTAAGCAGACAGAGAAGCCTTACGAGGAATGGCTAGATCTAGTAGATTCGATCGGTGAAACTTCGGACCCAAAAGCATCGGCATCAAAGGCTTAGGTGACAGCTCAGCTCATTGGTTCATCGCTTCAATAGCAGTCGAATCTGGTATCGCTCCAAATGTTTTACTGGAACAATCAGACAGAATGCTTTGGACGATGCACAGATGGCTAGTATCTAGGAACATTCAGAAATAGATCTCTTACTTTGGTAAGGGGTCTATTTTTGTATTTGCTACAATTAGATTAGCGAGGTGTGCTATGGAAATAAAAACCAGTATTAGAGTTGATGGTCTAAAAGACACGCTAATTATTCTCGAAGCCATCGAAGGCGATAGCGTAAAGCAACTAAAGAAAGACGCAGATGTCGCTGTCCGTAGTTCTGGAGTGTTCTCAGCAATTAGATCTAATGTTCCTTCAGTAGCGCCAATGAGTGGAATGATGCACAATGGTGCGACTAAGTGGGCTGGCATTACTAGCGTAAAAACCGCTATACCACCAATCACACTTAGAAGGCTGGCTCGGAAAAGAGACACGCCAATCATCTCTATCCACGCAACAGGTTCGCCAGACGGTCTTGGTTTCGACTACTCAGAATTAGCTGGTATTCGCCGACACCCACCAAGATCTCGATCTAAAATACCAAGCACAGGTTTGCGCGGTGCTGGTCGCGGTGATGGCTCAATAGCTATTAGAGGACAGGGTGATAACATGATACGAGTTCTAGAAGATAAGTTTGGCAAACAACCAGGAAGATTTGCCTACGAGGCAACAATCAAAAAGCGCCCAGCGCTAAACACGGCTCTCCAAATAGTTCTTGACAAATACGCAGCAATAGTAAACAGGAAACTTAGGTAATCATGGCAATCAAAATCCCAATTATCACCGTCTTTGATAACAAAGGATTACGCGCTGCCCAGTATCAGCTAAACAAGGTATCTGGTAGCTTTAGTGCGCTTGGCAGAAACTTTGCTATCGCTGGAACTGCTGTTGGTGTTTTTGCTACTGGTCTTGGTTTAGCGGTAAAAGCAGCATCTAATTTCGAGGCTGAATATGAAGGTGTAAACCAAGTATTTGGTAAAGCTGCTAGAAGCGTTCAAGATTTTGCCAGAGCTGCCTCTGAAACTGCTGGTCTTTCTGAAACCGCAGCTCTACAAGGCGCTAAAACCTTTGGTCTATTTGCTAGAAGCGCCCAACTAGGCGAAGAAGAAGCTGCTAAGTTCGCGACAAGTTTGGTCCAGCTCGCTGGTGATCTAGGTTCGTTCAACGATGTCCCGACAGAGGAAGCTCTAGCAGCGATCCAATCTGGTCTTATGGGACAAGCGGAACCCCTACGCAAATTCGGTGTGTTCCTTACAGACACTAAGCTACGCGCCGAGGCTCAGGCATTGGCAATTTACAACGGAACTGGCGCACTCAACGACCAGCAGAAAATGTTGGCTTCTTATAGCTTGATTATGAAAGACACCGAGATCCAGCAGGGTGACTTTGTAAAATACCAAAACACTTTTGGCAACGCGTTCAAGACTGTTCAAAAAGACATTGAAAACATTACCAAAGACATTGGTATGGAGCTACTCCCAATAATCGCCCAAGTCACACCGATTATCGGGCAACTAGCCAGAGAGTTTGGTTGGAAGTTAGCTAACGCGGTCAAGTCTGTTGATTGGGAATCAGTAATTGGTTCTCTCGTAGAGTTCTTCACTTTTGTAGTCAGCAACATAGATACCATTACTAGATTGGCTACCAGCCTGTTCTTATTGAACACAGCCTTCAACGCGGTCCGAGCTGCCAGCGGTTTATACAACGCAGCAGCCACGATCTTGAATGCGACATTTACTGTCACAGCAGGCAAAATTGCGCTGACTACTGGCGCTCTAAAGTTATTCAAAACCGCACTTGTGACTACTGGTATCGGTGCGCTTGTTGTTGGGCTGGGCTTCATTATCGAAGCCATCATCAACACCAATGACGCAGCGGAAGACGGAGCACCGAAAGTCACGAACTACGGCGGTGCGCTACAAAAGTCTGGTGCTGACGCAGCTTGGGCAGCCAGCAAATACGGAATAGCTAAGGACGCAATCAACGGTCTAAACAGCGCGTCTGCTAATTACAAGCCACCCGTGATTGCCGGACCAGACGCATTTGAAAGAAGAATGAATGTCGGCAAGTCAGAAGCTCTTTCTAAGTATCTAAGTGTTCAAGCTGAGATCGACGCAGCTAAAAATGGTTCAACTAGTGGTGGCGGATCTTCTGCTGCACCAGCACAGTCTTACATCGCAACTCTAAATGCAGCTGTCAAACAACAAAAGTTATTTACCAAAATAACCACAGGTGGCACAGTATCCGAAGGTTTAGCAGCTGACCTTTTGGGGGGAAGCAAGGGACTAGCCAAAGCAAAAGAGATCGCTAAGGGTAACATCGCACTAGCGACTAAGTTGCAAACTAAGTTCAATAAAACCGCTGCTGGTGTAGCGGAATTGAAGTCAATCAAAGACGCTGCTGATAGGCAAACTGAGGCAGACAACGCGCAAGCTCTTGCCGATCAAAGAGAAGCGCAAGCAGCGCGTGACGCAGCGATCGCAGCGGAGAAAGCAGCAGCCGACGAGCGCGAAAGGATTTACCAGTCATTTGCCGATTCTGTCAAATCTATTTTTGGGCAAATAAAGGATTCGATCCTAAACGCATTTACGCTACCGAGCCTCGGCAGCAGCACAGACGCAATTATCCGCAACATGGGCAAATTGCTTACTAAGACCAGAGAGTTCTCGAATAACATTACCCAGCTAAGTTCAATGGGATTAGATCCAGTATTACTACGACAGATTATTTCCGAAGGTCCAATAGCTGGCGCAAAGCTCGCAGCGAGTTTGGTTGCTGGTGGCGCTTCTGGACTGGCAGCTATAAACACAGGCTACTCAGAATTGTCGGGCTTAGGTTCTGCCATTGGTATGACTGGAACCAACGCAGTATTTGGGGCTGAAAGACAACAGAACATTTACAACATAGAAGTAAACGGCGGTGTGGGATCTGGCGCAACTATTGGTCAGGCAATCGTAGACGCAATCAAGGCTTATGAAAGAACTTCAGGCGCGGTCTGGCAGGGCGCGTAATGCCAGCACCCACGATCAAAGTAGAACTTGGTTTAGATCTAGGTGATAATTCTCCACAGGGATTTACTCTCGATGATACTGTCAGGGGTGTGCTAGATAACACAAACTTTATTCTGGGTGGAGAGTTGTTCTATGAAATTACGGACAGGCTCACAAGCGTTTCCGTCAAAAGAGGTAAGAGCCAAGCGCTAGATCGTATTGACGCTGGTATTGCCGAGATTACCCTAAACAACAATGATCGAGAGTTTGACCCGCTTTACCCCGACAGCCTCTATTACGGATTCTTAGTACCACGCAAAAAAGTGCGTATTTCGGCTAATGATAAGCCAGTAGTCTTTGGGTTTATTGAA